GTTTGAGTAGCACTTACCACTGGCACATTTTTTTCAACTGCAAGACCCCGAAGTTCCTCCGCTATAGACTTCACATATGTGTAGCTATTTATATTTGAGCCAGGTTTGATCCTGGATGACATACAGATGTTCAGATAGTCAATATAGATGATATCTGGCACAAAGTCCCGTTTGAGGTGAAGTTCATTCAGTAGATGCCTGAAATGACCCACGTGGGCTGAGGCTGTAGGATATTCCTTAATGATTAGTTTCCCAAGAGTCTTAGACTTGACTCTGGAAACTTTAGTTTCATAAACTTCTTTTGGTAGTCCCTCGAGTTCAGTTATCATACAATTCAGTAGATTCGCGTCGACTCGCTCTGCAATCTTTTCTTCCGCCATTTCCATAGTGATATAGAGAACGTTCTTACCGCTCATAAGATTTGACGCGGCAAAATGGCACATGGATAAAGTTTTACCCACACCAGTTCCAGAAAGAATAATATTCAAAGATTTCTTGGATAATCCACCGCGAGTAATCTTGTTAAAATATTCTAGATTGAATGGGATCTTTTCTTCGACTCTGTGATAAAAGTCATATCGCTTTTCATAGTCTTCGAGGAAGTCATGACCGATATTAGAATCGAATGAAACGGAAAGCGCACTTTTCAGCAGTTCAGGAAGTTGTTCTTTAGTTTGTGTTTTACTCTTACCATCGAGAATTGTGATACTGTTCATGATCGCAAGATATATCGCACGATCCTGACAAAACTTTTCAGTTTCATCAATCAACCATTTGTCGGTTATTTTTTCTGGATATTCTTTGAGTTCTTGAATCAGTTCAACAATTCTTTTATATTCTTCCTGTGCCAATCCATTTGTGGTTTCTATCTCAACACTAAGTGCTTCAGTAGAAGGAAGGGCATTATACTTTATAAGAAAATCATTTATCTTATCGTAGATAATCTTTTCAGCCGAATCGTTAAAGTATTCGGATTTGACGAATGGAACAACTTTCCTCGCATAATTTTCATTGTGCAAGAGATGACGAAGAATCGTGTTTTCAATTTTCATGATATCATCATAACATATTTAAAATTAATTGTCAATCTTTTTGATTCTGGTTCGATTAGATTTATCCCAGCTTATCAATTCATTGTTTTTTGAATCTATCTTTATGAACTGATTCTCGGCTAAAAACTCTAAAATCTTAGATTGCCAATAATTTTTTCCAAGTAAGAATCCACAGTAAGCCAATCCCGAACCAACAAGTATTGTCTGCATCCAGATCATTCTTCTTTTCCTGCCACAATATCAAATAATATTTCTGATATTACGTTTTGAAATTCTTGCTTTTGTTCGTCATTCACAGATCCTTCAATTATATCATATGAATATGAAATTGGGATTTGATCATCTTCATTTTCAGAAGGTGTTACAGAAACTACACCATAATGATATGCGATTCCTTCAAATTCACCATTTTCAATTAACACACAGGTCAAGTCTTTTACATTTTTGTGTTCGAATAATTTATAATTAGGTAGCATCTTCTGTTTCTTCGATTGTATTTTGTTCTTCAACCTTACCATACTTGAACTCTTTGAGAGCGCATTCGTTGAGTTGTTCGAGAATTTCTTTTGTGAAATACTTTTCTGGCTCTTCGTTGATTTGTTTTCCAAATATTTTTGTACCGTCGGGCAACTCATATCTAGTGCTTACCTTCTTAATGATGTTATACTTTTCAGCAAGATCAAGCAATCCGTAATAACGATCCAATCCATGATCATACGAAAGACGAACATCCACACTCTTGTTTTCTTTAGTGAAACGAGACTTGTGCATCTTACAATTGATGATATTACCAACAACATCAGTTCCTTCCTTATCCTTCTTTTTAGAAAGATAAAGAATCTGCGATGCCGCATATTTCAATCCGTCGCCGCCGCCCATTTCACGAGTGGGAAAATATGCACCAATCACAGCATATGTATGATTAGTGATAAGCATTGGAACATTCGCCTTGGCTAAACGTAACGAAAGAACGCGGAACGCGCCGCGCACCAACTGTGATCTGGTCATATCGCGCTTGTCAGAACCTTCCGTGATATCACCAACTTCCTTATCAGTCGAAAGCATGCCCAAAGAATCTAGGACAAACATCATTGGAGGACGATCTTTTCCAGCCTTGATATAATTGTCAAGAATACGAACTGCATGAGTGCGGAAACTTTGAATTGTAGATTGTTCAGAAACAATGACGCGGGAAGTGTCGATACCGCGATCCTTCATCATCTGTTTCGTGACGGCTGCTTCTGTATCATAATAAAGAACAGCTGCTTTTGGATTATCGTCAAGAAACTTTTTTACGATACCAAGAACAAAGAACGTCTTACCTGTGGCGGATTCGCCAGCAAACGCAACGATCTTATTGTTGGGAACTCCCCCAAACAAATCACCAGAAATTGCTGCATTTAGAATATAGGAACCTGTATCAACTGTTCCCGAATACTCAGAAGAATGTAGCCCATCCTCAATGAAATGAGTATCGGTATCATTGATTTCCTTCACCATATTCTTAAAGAAATTATCACTCATACATCTATCTCCATATGATAATTACTACTATAATTCATCATGATTTAATTGTCAATTCTTATTTTGGTTGTTTATATACAGGTGGTGTCCATTCTCCATTATGATCATCCTTAACAATCACAACATCCATATCTTTCCAATTCCTACCATCTACAGCATTCGCATTTTGTTGAAACCATTCTCTAGCTTCAGCATCCTCGGATGGTGATATTTCTTCTTTCTTAGTTGTAGTCATGATAAGAAGAACTGCAAGTGGATCAAAAACGAGAACTAGAATTATGATGATCCAACGAACAGAACGTTCAAGAAGTGCTTCGTCACTTGCTCCATACATCAATTCAGCAACATAACGAATAGGACCAACTTCTCTTTCGAAATGTCTGACTTCTTCATTTAATGGCGCTTTCTCATCGAGAAGCGCATCTATGTTAGCTTCAGCGTTTGAGATTTCTGCACTTAATGCATCACGTTCTGCTTGTTGTGTAGCACGTGCTTGTAGACCGCGAGTCGCAAAATCATTAGATATCATAGAATTAATTGCAGAATCTAATTGAGAAATATTTTCTTCGGCTCTCTGTATACGAAGTTTTTCTCTTTCAATACTTTGATCAATGCGTTCAATTCTAGCTTCTGTATTACCGCTATTCGATGCCTGTTCAATGTGTGCCTTACTGAGATATCCAAATGTTCCCATGCTTGTTATCAGCATAAGAACGACGACAGCAAGCGTGAAATATGTGCGCATCAAACCCGGAATCGAATTCCAATTTCTATACAAATAAGCAGCTGTGATAATTTTACCAAGTTCGAGCGCAGCGCCCATGATAACAATCGACCAAAATGCACCAGCAAAAATTGCAGTCAAACCTATAATCGAATACCAAGCGGATATGATCGAGATAGTGATGCCGGCAAACAACGCAAGATATCTATCGAAATTAATTTTACTCATCTGATGTTTTCGTTACCTCGTACATAAAATGATTTGAAGTTTCTATTTGTCTTTTGTTTTCGACAGAGTAGATAGTATCGTCAATTATATATCCTGGGTTTTTAGTAATTCTATCTTTCGTCCAAGCATCATCATACCAAATGACTCTGTTGTTCGGATAAGCGAAGAAATTACCATCATCCATTCTAAAGAAATGGGCGCATTTATGTTCTGGCGTTTCGCTGAAGTTGGTATCAAGGATTGCTTTATTTTCCCATGCCCAATCCATAGTGAACATATATGTTCCAGTATTTTTAACACCCTTATAATTCATCAACTGCGCACGCAATCCTGCTAATCTATTTCTTATCTGCACATCAATATATGGGCTGAAATTATCCCAATACATATGTTCTTCGAGTGGTAAAACTGGCGCATCCTTTTTCCAACAAAATGCAGTAATAGGTCTACGAGTCCAGTTCACACCATTTTCGAGAAACGCTTCAAACAACGGAACACGTTTTTCAATCGATGCTACAGAATGAACATCACACAATGTATATTCGCCAAGACCCTTTTGGTGATTAAACAGATATTGATTACGAATATAACAAGTGAACGTAGGTAAATTATGATTTAGAAATGCCACATCATCATCCTTTCGTTGTCATCCAGATAACCTGCCAGAAGGATTTGTTCTTGGTGTCATTAGAGCGTCCCGCGCGTAATTTTTAGAACTTTTTCTAATTGAGCCGAAATAGTTGGCGCTCTGTTTGGCCACCAGATATAATCTTTTTCCGCCGTCTTTAAAAGATTGTTTAGAAGTGGAACTATGATAGCTTCTAGCGTTCTGATTTTGTCTTTGAGTTCAGCTTCGGTTTCTCTTTCATCTCCGCTTTCTTCCATGCGATACATCAGAGAAACTAGCTTATCGATCTTACTAGATAAATCTTCTAACTTTTCTTCTACTTCCAAAGAAACTTCAGGTTGAAGTTGTGGTTGTGTGGTTGTTGTCTCTGGAGAATCTACTCCAGAAAATCCATAATCAAATGACAAATACTCTTCTGGGATTTTAACTGTTGATGTTGTCATTGGTTCCCTATACGAAAAAATCTTCTAAAGTATTAATCTTTGTTTCTTGCCAATTTATTACATTTAAAATTGATCTAATCGGCTGAAGAAATGCTTTTTCAAACTGAGTATCATAGTCTATCGAACTATCCAATTCAAATTCTTTTGGTATTCCAGATATTGCTGAAATCACATTATGCTGAGTTTTGTTTGGAAATTTCAGATAACAAAACTTAATCTTTTCTCCATCTCTGATCAGTTCATATTTCTTATTCAGTTTTCTATTTAGTAGCTGCCGATTAAACGAAAGCGCACCTCGGACGTGGATTGGAATGGATTTGGAGTTAAGATTATATGCATTCATCCCTTGCATACCGCGAGGAAACGCAATTTCCTGGAAAGTCATTTTGCGAAACTTATCGCGAAAGTCGGCGATAAACTCCTGAGTCGCTTTTTCGTCGCCAGTCATAATCAGTTTGAGTGCATATTTAATTGCTTCTCTGCAAGATGAGGGAGTCGAAGATTTCACAGCCTCGATTCCCATGATCTTTAGTTTTGGTTCCTTATAGCGAACGCCTTCACTATCCCACACA